TTAAGAAATAACAATCCCGGAAATATCCGGATCAATGGCGACTTATTTCAGGGCGAGGTGAGACCAAGCAAGGATAAGTCATTTAAACAGTTCGAAACGATGGCCTACGGCTACCGGGCGATGTTCGTAATCTTACGGAATTATATCCGCAATTACAAACTGGACACCATCCGCAAGATGATTAGCCGATGGGCTCCGACAAACGAGAACCATACGGAGAATTATATCAGGGTGGTGGCGGAAAGAAGCGGTATTCCGGCTGACGAGCCCGTATATCCCGAGAACAGAGAGATAATGATTCGTATTGTCGCTGCTATGTCGTATGTTGAAAACGGCGTAGAAGCCGATATGCCGGATGTTATAACAGGATGGATTTTGCTATGAAATCCTGGTATGTCACACTATTGTTGATCGGGTTGGTAGCCAGCTTTATAGCGGGCTACCATATTCGGAGTACATGTGTAAAAAATGTACAAATTGAACGTGATACGGTAATTGACACCTTGAGAACGGTTCTGCCGGTAGCTTCCTTTGAAATCGAAGTAGGAGAGGTCGAAATACCCTATCCGATCGTCATTAAAGAGAAAGGGCAGGATAAGATTGACACGATCTATGTGCCGGTACCGATCACTCAGAAAGAATACTTGACGGACGATTATCATGCTTGGGTATCGGGATACAATCCGTCGCTTGATAGTATTGATGTTTTTCAGGAAACAATGTATATCACGAAACGGCAGTCATCCCGTCGCTGGGGAATAGGTATCATGGCCGGTTATGGGATTGGTCGAGATGGTTTATCGCCTTATGTTGGAGTTGGGGCGTATTATAAAATATGGTGAAATAAGGTAAAAATAATTGATGTAAAATAGATGTTAAATGTTGTGAATATCATGTTATGTAATGAATATTCCTTCTTATTTTTGTCATAAATCAATAAATTTAATCATTAAACAATGAAAACTATAGCTTTTTTTAATAATAAAGGTGGGGTTGGAAAAACCACTTTTACATTTCATTTGGGATATGCTCTTGAAAGAATTGGGAAAAAAGTTCTTTTTGCAGACTTAGATCCTCAATGCAATCTTACAAATTACACCAGTCGCAAAGGGGAGTTGTACACAGATCATTTTACGATTGGACAATTATACCATAATAATGTTGTTAAACTTGCCGTTGCAATTAAGCATGAAACTCATATACTTTTAGGTTGCAAAAATCATGAAACATTACAATAACTCTTCTTTAGTTGTTAATCATTAATGGCATCATACAATTCTTGTATCACATAAAAATCAGAAAGTTCGTCGTCGCATATTTCCAATGCCGTGCTGGCGTCGTAACTCAAGCTGCCGAGTAGAGTTTCTCCGGTTAAATCGCTTTCACCTAATATGAAGCTATTTAACTCTTCTATGAAATGTTCAATCATATCAATTGTGAACTGCTTGATAGTTCCTGATTGACTGTACTTTTCATCTATTTTATTTACACATTCCAGTGCTTCGTTTATATTTTTCATACTTCACTTATTTTTAGTTTTAGTTGTGTATTTATTTATGGTAGTCCTTTTATTGAATAAAGACATCACAATCAATGCTAAAGCAATTTTGAGTAACTGCTTTTTGCCAACAATTATGATGTTGTTACGATTAAGACCATCATCAGTCATAATACTATACCAATTCTTATAAGGCGGTAATACCTTGTAGATATACGTTTTGCCTATCAACTTTTTCATCTTCACTTCTTTTTAAAATTGAATTTTCTGTTGTAGAACTTCGTCAGCATAAAACTGATCGAAGCCTTTATCACTTATCCACCAGTTGAAGCCAAATTCCGCATCGGTAAAATTGTGATTGATATATCCGGCATCAATGAGTTTTTGAATTGTTTGTACCCATTTCCTACGAACATGAGGAAACCGCTTTATATCTTTCATCTTTTGTTTTCGGTTTGCCATCGGGCAAAGAATACAACCTATTCGCTTATATCCTTCATCGTACAAAGAACAGTGTTCTATTCCATTTCCATTCAGAAAGCCCCACACATCTCTGTCTGTCCAATGGATAATCGGAGAAACAAGAATCTTGTCCTTACCTTTAACACAAGTAACCATCTTTTCTTTATGCTCAGAAAATTGGTCGAAGTTCCCGCTGAATTTACGGCCGCTAATCTCAATTTCTTCACGTTTGGAACGCTGCACACTTTCAGTTTTACGAATGCCGATCAAGGTAACTTTCCCTGCACCGGACATTTCTTTAAATTCAGCGCAACACCAGCGAAACGTCCTTGTTGGAATAAAGTGCTTCTTTAGAGCCATATCATAAACCGACATCGTTGGCTTTATCAGCTCTACATCCGGATAGTTCTGTTTCACAAACCGAATGACTTCCGGAGGGTCAACAGATGTAAGATTCATGTGAGCCTTAAACTTTACACCAGCCATCTTTGCGATGTGATAAAGTGCTTGACTATCTTTTCCACCGGAAAAGGCCAAATAAAAGCCATTCTCCGGATCATAATCAAGCGCCATCTTCTCGCACTTACGCAGCAGTGCAATGGAGTAGTTTATTTTGTCCTGTAACATTGTCTGTTTATTTGTTATGAATCAGATAAATATTTTATCAAACTCTCTTTGTCTTTAAAAAGTCTTTTATCCCATTTGGGATAATTATTTCTGGGTACACTAAGTCCATCTGACAGCTTATAAACCATAAGAAAACTATCATCAGTATAGGATATTTCGATGATTATTTTGCTTATAGTTGTATGGATAATGTTATCCCCGCTCAGATAGCATACGCTATCTCCTACGTTAAATTCAGTATCTATATTCATACCTTTTTAAATTGAAACTTTTCATATACTCACAATCTCTATCACAAGGGCAATTATCATCATAGCAACTATCGTTGTGACTGTTCCAACAAGGACATTGCTTATGATATGCTTCTAATCTGGCTTTGTCTCGAGCTGCTTTCATTTTAGCCTTAATATGATCCGGCAAAGCCTCCTGTGCTGCCGGATCGAAAGTGATACATTTCGTTTTATCCATAATGTTCAATTCCATTTTGTTATAGATTTACTTATACCAGCGTCCACCGCAATATTTACATACAAAATAATTCCCCATACTCATCACCTGAACTTTTTCATCCACGCATATACGGCACATGCAAATTTTATGATCGTCATCAGACACAGGTTCTAAAATTTTATCATATTCCCAGAAAGATAACTTGCCTTTAGCCGGTATTGGTTCGGGGAATAAAATAGGGTTAGCCAGCACCCAGTTCCACACGCCCTTTTCGGCCCACGGTGAGGGGTGGTTCTGAACGCAATCGACTATCTCGACGCTACCGATGATTGCGCCTTTTGGCAAATCTTCATTATCTCCGTAAAGTTTGTACTTGTGTTTGGAAACTTTCTTTATTTGCATTCCGTTAAGTGCGCTCCAACCATCTTTTACAGACACTTTCGCTGCATGGATAAGCACACGACCCCGAAAGTTTGTTTTCCAAGTTCGATTTTCTATATCTTTCAGCCCGGCTGCGATAAGGCTTGCCCACGGCTGTTTAATTGTTATTGCTTTCATAAATTCAGTCCTCCATATTCGGCAATAAATCTTTGATGTATGACCAGCGAATTATGTTCATTCCCTTACACCATTGTTTCCATCTGTCGCTTTCTACTCTCATAGTGAATGTATCAAAACAATCGTTCCCGATTTGTGCTAAAAACCACGTATTGTTTTCCGGTAGTTCTTTCACATCATGCCATACGCTGTTGATGCGCCAGTCTGCGCCCCATTCCGCAGCTTTAGTGTGTTCAAAAAACCTATCAACAAAACCCGGATTATTCGGGTCTGTTGCAAACGCATTTGCATAAAGATGTTCCTTTATTGCCTCCCTGATGTCCTTTTTCATTCTTCAACTCCTTTCGGTTTGTTTATATACTTCCAATGGGTGATAGTAACTTCAAATTCGGATTCATTGAAATTGTCAAGATAATCTTCCGTCCATCCGTATTCACCCCAGACAGATGTAAGATAACCGACTTCTATAATGCCAGTAGATATTTCCTTGTACTCAATCCTTAGCAAGCATGGGGTATTCCGTTCCGGCACATCTTCCGTATTTTCTTTGCACTCGTGCCATTCCTCAAATTCGTTCCATCGTCTTGCGATTTCTTTGCAAAGGATATTTGAGCTTTCCACATCGCCTAAATGGATTTCGGCTATTTGGTAGTTCATACCGTCCTTTATACAAAGTTCTGCGTCCAATTCATCAGGACCAAACACACGCTTCCCTCTTGCCGGAATGCAAACCAACTCCAATGTATCAGTATCTAATTCGCCCTTTGCGTATGCCCAATTCAATTTTATTTTTGTCATTTCTTTACCTCCTGTATTTATTTGATTTTTAGTTTCATTGTTCTATCCTTTCATTCTGCCCAAAAAGGCCAGTTTTAATACATCAAATTGCTGACCCACTACAGCAAACTCCAACATTGCGTTATCGTCTGCGAGGTCATTTACTCTTAACACGGCGTAGCTTTCTCCTGATATGGTTTGATAGACATCCAGCTCAATAGCTCCGATAATTTGGTCATCATCGCCATTTGCGAAAAAGCTATCAAGGCTTTTTAGAATATGATTTGCTAAGTAATCTTCACTCATTGCAGCCGCAATCTTATCCTGCTTTCTTAATGCGTACCTCATTTTTTACTTTCTTTATGCAATCATTTTACGACGAATCAGGTTCATATTCTTTTTCACCAGTTTGACTATCTGGTCGTGATACTCGCTTACGCCGTTACAGAAGGATCGGGACTGTACGATATCCAGTGTCTTCAAGTTTACCTCTATCGTCTCCAATCGTTTTCCAGCCGTGTCCTTTGCCGACAATATCAGGCATTCCGGCCGTCTATAGTATCCGTTCTGATACACACAATGGTGCATGGCCTTACCTTCCTGATAAAACTGGGTGACACTTTCCAAAGGGCGGATGGTTATATCCTCTTCTTCGATTCTCAATCCGAAGAACTTTTCCATCCGCTCGTAGAAGCCGGCTATATCCTTCATTAACTTTTCACGCTTACTGATAGATTGTGCTCGATCCCTTTCCTGTCTCAACCTGGCTTCACGTACCTGTTTTATCTTTAGTAGTTTATCATGTGCAGTTTTCAGGTTCTTAGGGCAGACATAGTGGGCGTTACGCATATCTTTACCAAAGTAAGACAGCAAAGACATATAATCTTCCCACATAGAAGCGTCCTTAATGATGTAATGGTTGCGGTTGCAGATGTTGAACGACGGTTTATAGCGAAGTTGGGAGAAGCCGTTTCTATACATATGCTTCAGCATGGGGATTTGCCCGGTCTTCAGACACAATTCCGAATCGTTACCACCTTTCAATAAGTCACGTATCAATTTCGACGGGGTTACATCTGGGAACCGTCGATTCAGTCCCCGTTTTTTCAA